AGTGAAATTTGGTTGCGTAAACGCTACCTTATGGATAAAAAATCTCCAGAAGAGATTGCAAAAGAATGTGGGTCAAGCGTAGAAACAATCTACGTATATCTTGCTAAATTCGGACTAAGGAAATCGAGAAGATGAATAAGATACAAAAGATAATTATTGGATTAGGTATTGCTGGTGCAGTAGGATTAACCTATGTTGCAACAGCCTTAAAGGGTTTGCCAGAAGCATTTGATTGGGAAGATGATACAGAAAATGGATAATATAGATATCCTAAGATCTCAGTTTCAGAGTGAGTGGAATAAGAATGGTGTATATCATGCTAAGAATTTTATTAAAAATTTACCAACTTGGGAAGAAATTATAAAAATTCTTAATAAAGAAATAAGAACCCAAGATAATAACCTATTTACAGAACCAAGCAGTAAAAATTTTGAAATTGTTTACAAGGATATTGTTGCTATGAAAAAATTAAGCTATAGTGATGAGAAACGTAGAGCAAACTCAATGAAGCCAAATTTAAATGACCACTCTATTGAGTCTGATGCTACATTTTTCTTTTCTTTATTCTTTAAAAAAGAAAGACTTCATAAAATAGTTTCTAAATCTTTAATTAATGAAATTAAAAATATGAATAAAAGTTTTGACATAAATACATATTTTGTTTCTTTAAAGATTGCACTTTCTGATAAAGTTGTGGCTTTTGAATCACATAAAGAAAATACATGCGTAATTCAGTTAGCAGGAACAAATATTTGGAATTTAAGAAATAGAGAAAATGGTTTAGAAAAGTCATACTTAGTTGAACCAGGGGACTGTTTATTTTTTAAAGAAAATATTGAGCATGAATTAACTAACGAAGAACCAAGATCTTCTATTGTTGGTAGATTTGAGTTTGGAAAAAGCTATGAGTAATAATTTAAACATTACGGTTGATCAAGTCAATCATCCTGCACATTACACCACAGATCCTTCTGGAGTAGAATGCATAGAGATAACTCGGCATCGTAACTTTAATATTGGTAATGCTTTTAAATATTTGTGGAGAGCTGGACTTAAAGATGAAAGTAAAACTATTCAAGATCTTGAAAAAGCAATCTTTTATATTAAAGATGAAATCAATAGACTAGAGGGCAAATATGTCAACTGAAGAAGATTTAGTAAAACATCTAGATCAGGTAAATACAGTTGTTTCTGAATACCTAAAAGGTAATGATCCAACAATCATATCAAAAGAGTTAGAGATTCCACGTACTCGGGTTGTCACTCTCATTAATGAGTGGAAGGCCATGGCATCAGATAATGCTGCTATTCGTGCTCGTGCTAAAGAAGCACTTGTTGGAGCAGATACTCACTATAGTAAATTAATTTCTAAATCTTATGAAGTTATTGATGAGGCTTCAATGACTAACAATCTTAGTGCTAAAACAGCTGCTATTAAGTTAGTCATGGATATTGAGTCTAAAAGAATTGACATGCTACAAAAAGCTGGCCTTCTTGAAAACAAGGAGCTTGCTGAAGAGGTAGTTGAGATTGAACGTAAACAAGAAGTTTTAGTTGGAATACTTAGAGATATAGCTTCAGAACATCCTGAAGTTCGTGATATTATTATGCAACGCCTTTCGGCTATTGCAAAAGAAGGAGAAGTGATTACAGTTGTCCACAATGTTCAATGATTTTCTTGAGGTATTAAAGGAAAATCATTTTATTGAAAAGCCTGTAGACGCAAAAACTTTTGTTGAGTCTCCAGACTATCTTGGACAGCCACAACTTTCAGATATCCAGTATCAAATTGTAGAAGCAATGAGCCAGATCTATCGCAAAGAAGATCTTATAGATATTATGGGAGATGCTGGAGAAGCATACTTTAATAAATACACCAAGAATGAGATTATTTTGCAACTTGGCAAGGGTAGCGGTAAAGATTTTGTATCAACAGTAGCCTGTGCATATACAGTGTACAAGTTGCTATGTTTAAAAGACCCAGCAGTATACTATGGCAAACCAGCAGGAGATGCTATCGATATTATTAACGTTGCTATTAACGCTCAACAGGCTAAGAATGTTTTCTTTAAAGGTTTTAAATCTAAGATTGAAAGATCCCCTTGGTTTGCTGGAAAGTTTAATGCTAAAGCAGACTCAATTGACTTTGATAAATCTGTAACTGTTTACTCTGGTCACTCAGAGCGTGAGTCACATGAAGGTTTGAACTTGTTTATGGCAGTGCTTGATGAAATTTCTGGTTTTGCATCAGAGGTTGGTACTGGAAATGAACAAGGTAAAACTGCTGAAAATATTTATAAAGCATTTCGTGGTACTGTTGATTCTCGTTTCCCTGATCTTGGTAAAGTAGTTTTGCTTTCATTCCCACGATATCAAGGTGACTTTATTTCTCAAAGATATGAATCAGTTATTGCTGAAAAAGAAACTATTGAGCGCAAACATACATTTATTATGAATGAAGAACTTCCACATGAAGACCCAGGCAATAGGTTTGAAATTTCGTGGGATGAAGATACTATAATTTCATATAAAATTCCAAGAATACTAGCATTTAAAAAACCTACATGGGAAGTAAACCCAACAAGAAAGATTGATGATTTTAAAATTGCATTCTATACAGATCTTGGAGATGCCATGATGCGCTTTGCATGTATGCCAACCTATGCATCTGATGCATTTTTTAAAGATAGAACTAAGCTAGAAAAAGTTATGACTATGAGAAATCCTCTAGACCAGTTTAGAAGGTTTGATGAGTCCTTTACGCCAGACCCAGATAAAACTTACTACATTCATGCTGACCTTGCACAAAAACACGATAAGTGTGCGATAGCAATTGCTCATGTAGACAAATGGGTTAATATCCAGGTAATTAAAGATTATGAGCAAGTTGCACCAATGGTAGTAGTAGATGCAGTTGCATGGTGGGAGCCAAAGGCAGAGGGCCCAGTTAACTTATCTGAAGTAAAACAATGGATTATGAACCTGCGTAGGCAAGGTTTTAATCTTGGAATGGTTTCTTTTGACCGTTGGCAATCATTTGATATTCAAAATGAATTGCAAGCAGTAGGAATAAGAACTGAAACTGTTTCTGTTGCTAAAAAACATTATGAAGATTTAGCAATGATGATTTATGAAGAGCGTGTTGCAATGCCTATGATTCCATTATTACTAGAAGAAATGTCTGAGTTAAAAATTATGAAGGGTAATCGTGTTGATCACCCTAGAAAAAAATCTAAAGACTTAGCAGATGCAGTATCTGGTGCAGTGTTTGGTGCTATATCTCATACACCAAAGACTACTAATACAGTTATTGAAGTCCATACTTGGGCTTCATCTACAGCTGAACTTGCAAGAAAACAAAGAGATATGGTAGAATTAGAACCTAAGCAAATGACGGAAGATGTCCGTGATTTCTTGGACAAGTTCAATCTAATATAAATCTGGGTAAAATACTCAGGCATAACTAACAAGGAGAAAGATGAATTCATTTAAAAAAATCGCTCTAGGACTAGCTGCAGCAATGTCTTTTGGCGTACTATCAGCGCTTCCGACAAGTGCTGCTGTAAATGCACCAACTCTAACAATTGATTCGGCAACAGATGCCGTAACAGCTGGTGAAAGTGCAACTGCAGTAGTAACATTGTCATTTATTTCACAAACAACAGCAGATACAGCAACAATTATTTCTGCTATGTTTTCACAGCCAGCAGGTTCAACAAAATCTGCTACCTTATCACTTATTGAAACATCAAGTGCAACAGCATCTATTGCTGGAAATAATGTTTCATCAGATATTAACTCAACAGTTAATACACCTACATATGTAACAGCAAAGTTTTTAGTAACTTTGAATACTCCTGCGGTAGCAGGTACATATGATGCAAGAATTCTTGTTACAAATCCAATCAATGGACCATCAGTATCATGGACAGTTACAGTTAAGCCAGCGGATCTAACTCCTTCTGCTTCAACTACAACTTCAATCCTAAACGCTGGTGAAGTAACTACTGCAACAGCAGATGCTGCAGTTTATGCACCAAAGGCTACTTCTACAGATGCAGCAGCAGTAATTGTTGTTACACCTAAGAATGTAGCAGGTGGTTCTGCAACTGAATCAATCCTTGCAACTGTAACAGGTTCAGGACTTATTGGATACGGTACAAATGCTACAACAATTTCAGCAACTGGTCGTGCATTGGTAATTCCTACAGGAAATCACATTGGTGTATTTGCTGACGGTACAGCAGGAGTATCAACAATTACTCTTACAACACTTACAGGTACAGTTATTGCAACTGAAAAGGTAACATTCTATGGAGATATTGCTTCAATTGTAACAACTCCAATTAAGTCTGTTATTGCAGTAGGTGCAAACACAACAACAGTTAAGGCAGTTGCATATGATGCAGCAGGCGTTACAGTTGGAGCAGGAACACTTTATGCTAACTCATCTGATGTAGCAACTGTATCTGATTCAGGAACAGCATCAACAATCTCTAATGGAGAAGCAGTATTTACAATCACTGGAGTTAAAACTGGTGGAGTTGCTCTTACAGTTAGAAATGCAACAGGAACAATCGTATCTGCTCCAGTATCTACTCGTGTAGAAGGAACTGTAGCATCTGTTAAGTTGTCATTTGACAAGGCTGAATATCTTCCAGGAGAAGCAGCAACAATTACAGTTCAGGCTCTTGATGTAACTGGTCTTCCATTATCTGGAAAGACACACGCCAATCTATTTGCTACAGGTGGAATTACTTCATCGTATGCATTTGGAACAGGATCAGATGTTCTAACTGGAGTTTCTGTAACAACAGATACATCAACAGTTAAGGCATTCAAGGTATTCATGCCTTTGACTGAAACAGATGTAAAAATCTCAGCAACTGGTGGTACATCACTTCCAGTAGCAGGTCAAGTTGTAATTTCAGCAATAGCAAAAGTTACAAACAAGGCTTCTGATGCAGCAAGAGAAGCAGCAAAGGCTGCAGAATCAGCATCAGTTGCAGCACTTGAAGCAGTAAAAGCTGCAGATAAAGCAACTGCTGCAGCACAAGCATCATCAGATGCAGTAGCAGCATTGTCTGCTCAAGTATCAACAATGATGAATGAAATTAGAAAGCAAATTACAGCACTTACTAAACTGATCTTAAAGATTCAGAAAAAGGTAAAAGCTTAATTAGTCCAACAACTAAGGGGGTTAGCCAAGTGCTAGCCCCTTTTTTTGTTTTATAAAATGATATAATAGCCTTAATAGTCATATCACCACTACGACTATAAGGAGTTAAAGATTAAAAGGTTATTAAGAGTAGCATTGGTATTATCCCTTGCTTTATTTCCCCTGCTTTTAGGAATTGATAAAGCCCATGCAGCAGAAGGTTTGACTGCTCAGGTATATAATGTATTGGGACAAAATGGTTCTCCTTACATACCCCAGGGAGCCTCTCCAGTAGTAACTACAAATGTACCCAAGATTGACTTCCAGTGGGGTGGTGGTAGCGTCTTAGGTGGCCCATCAGAGGATGTTATTGTACGATTTACAGGGTCTATTGTTAGTAATACAACTCAGAATATATCATTTTTAGCAACAGCAGACGATGGTACAAGGCTGTACATTGATGAAGTATTAGTGGCAGATGACTGGGTTGATAAAGGTGGTGGGGGAACTACGACTGATCCAATATCTTTTACAGCTGGAGTTCCAAAAACCATAGAGCTAATGTACTATGAAAATGGCGGGGGAGCAAACGTATTTTTAAACTGGGATCAATCTGGATCTATGGATATTATTCCAGCATCAGCATTTACTTCACAGGCAACCCCAGTAATAAAAACAATAGGTCCTCCAAGAAACTTAACAATAATTAGTGGAGAAACATCAACAGTTTTAAGTTGGGAAGCACCAGACACTGGAAACACTCAACCAGAAAGATATGCAATTAGTTTTAATTGTACTGGGTGCAATGGTTGGGGAATTGCCACTGGAAATGTTGGCGGACCAAATTCTCTAAATACAACAATTACAATTAATCATTCTTTACTAGATGGTCTTATGCCAGCAGGAACAGTCTGGTCATTTCATATTAGATCAGATAACGATACATTTGCCCTTTACTCTGTAAATTCAAATGTTGTTACTGGGTCTACATATGTAGCACCTAGCCTTTCTGAAACTACAACAGTAACAACGCCTCTGCCCAACGAAACAGCAACAGTTACAATACCTACTGGACCAACTGAGGCAGAAATTGCTGCACAGGTAGCAGCTCAGTTATCTGCACAACAAGCGGAAGCAGCAAGAATACAAGCAGAAACAGCAGCATTGATTGCACAGCAAGCAGCAGCAGCTCAAGCAGAAGCAAACAGACTTGCAGAGATTGCTGCAGCCAATGCAGAAGCAAATAGAATTGCAGCAGAACTTGCTGCTAAGATTGCAGAAGAAGAAGCAGCAATGGCAGAAGAGGCAGCAAGAATACAGGCAGAGATAGATGCAAATGCAGAAGCTGATCGTATAGCAGCAGAACTTGAAGCAGCACAGGCTCAAATGGAAGCAGAAGCACAAGCAGAAGCAGACCGTATTGCACAAGAAGAAGCAGAAGCACAAGAAGAAGCAAACGCTCAAGCAGAAGCAGATAGAATTGCAGCTGAGCAAGAAGCTATGGAACAAGAAATAGCAAATGCTATAGCAGAAGAGAAAGCAGCCATAGCAGAAGAAGAGGCAGAAATTGCAGAGGAATTGGCTGCTATTGCAGAAGAAGAAAAGGCTGCTGAAGAAGAATTAAAAGAAATACTTGAAGAGGCAAAAGATGGAAAAGAATTAACTGAAGAACAAAAAGAAATTCTTGTTGAGGCATTAATTGAAAATCTTAAACCTGGAGAATCTATTTCTGCAGCAGAGGTTAAAGCATCTGGAGTTTCATTTGCAGACCTTCCACCAGAAACACCAATTGAACTTAGAACTTCTGAATCTGGCGAGGTATTGGTAATTACAGCAGAAGTAGCAGCAAATGTAGAATTAGTTACAGATGCAGGAGCCCTTGCAGAAGCAATATTTACAGATCCAGGAGCAGCTCTTGCAGCACTGGGAAGCATCGGTGCAGATATGACTGAAGGAGAAAGAGAAGAAGCAACAGATATGGTTGTTGCTACAGTTGTCGCAACTGGTGCAGCTATTAATGCAGCTGCAGTTGCAGCAGGGGGAGCAGCAGGAAGCTCTGGTGGAGGAGGAAGTTCTGGTGGAGGCTCAGGAAGTAATTCACCAGGTTCAAGAGGAGGAAGAAGATGGTAAGAATAATAAAAAATATAATAAAGGACTTAATAGATCAGGCATGGACTCTTCTTGGAATGTTTATTGCCTGGGTTGTGTTAGACGGTAGTGCAAAAACTATCGTTGGCTATGGAATCATAGCAACACTTGGTCTTTGGATTATTACTAGTCCATTTAGAAATAAGGAGTAAAAAATGGCAAAGAAAAAAGAAATAGACCTAACAGTATTTGATCCCACCACAGGAGAAGAAGTTTTAGGTTCGTCAGCAGTAACAAATATCTGGAATATTTTTCTTAGAATTATTGCAGTATTTGCTGCATCAGGACTATCAGTCATTGGTGCAGGAGCAGTGGTTGGAATTTCTACAGTTACAGCGGTAACAATGGCGGGATTGCTAGGAGTAGCAACCGTAGTTGAAAGATTAGCAAGATCATTTCTCGATGATGGTAAGCTAAGTGCATCTGAGATTAATTCTGCATTTTCTAAAGTAGATAAACAGTCATAATATAGAATGCTTGACAGCCCCTTCCAGGGAGTGGTATACTTAGATATATCATTTTGGGAGGGGTTTTTGCATGACCTGTATTGCTGTAGTTCGTGATGAAGTAAACAATAAAATTTATATGGCAGGAGATCGTGGTGCATCTGATGATGGCACCATTCTAGCATTAACCGCTCCAAAGGTTTGGAAGCTGGGTCCATATCTTATTGGCTACGCTGGATCAATGGATGGAGAGCGTTTGCGCTACAATTTTAATCCATACGTACCTGATATTAAAGATACAGATAAGTTTATGCAAACTAAGTTTATTAAACAACTTAAACAATTTTATACTGATTGGTGGGTTGAGACTGGAAAAGATTCAGATTTTGGTTTAATAGTTTCTGTTCGTGGAGAAATTTATGAACATAGTGCTGCAGATATGTCTTTATCTAAATATTCACTACCTTATCTTGCAATGGGTTCAGGAGCAGAATACGCTTATGGATATCTCAATGCCACTGAAAAGACTAGAGATGCCAGAAAACGTGTTATTGGAGCAGTAAATTCTGCAATAAAATTTAGTCCATCTTGCATGGGACCAGTTGACGTAATTAGCAT